ATAAACGCCAAAACCTACACTAGGTAGGTTTCGACTATTCACAACGGTTCAGCCATTCCCGTGGCTGTCTGCAAACTTACTTGAGGAAGCGCAGCTTGTAGAGGGTTGAATTGATGAGGTTGGCAATAGTGTCCACCTCGTTCTGCAACTCTGAGTCCTGTGGGAACTGAGGCTCACGGCGCAGCTTCTCTACCTCGGCCTTGAGGTAGTTCATGTAGTCGATTGGGTTGGCGGGTACAGCGTAGTCAGACTTGTAATCAGTCAGTAAGCCGTACTTACCTTGGAACGCCTCAACAAATCCGTCAACAAGGTCGCCTATTTCTGCGTAGAAATTTCCGAGTGCTTGGTGGGTCGAGTAGCTGGTGGTGGACAGATGCAGGATGTGGGCATTGGTGACGCTATGCAATAGGCACATGACAAATTGCATCACAGGGTCGGCCCCTTTGTGTTGCGCTTCAATGCTGGCTGTATATTTCTTCATTCCAGATGTCCTCGTACTGTTGGTCAAATGGGATTGGCACTTCACTAGGCCACATCCCTGATTGGGTCAATTTTCTCACGGTTCTGTAATGGGCGACAACCCATAGCTTCATCCGTTGTTCACGGCTTAACAGGTTGCCTTGGTCAATGGCGTGGTGACAGGTTGGGCAAAGGGCGGCAATATGGCTGTCGTCAGCTTTGATTGACCTACCCTTGCCTCCACCCCAGTTTGAATGAGCAGCCTGAATCCCATAGTCTGAGCCGCAGGATTGGCAGGATAGCTCTCTTACCGCTTTAAGCAGCTTGGGGCTACGGACGTATTCGTGTTTTGGGAACATCATTCTGATTTGATACCTTGCGTCTGGTCTGGATGCAAACCATCGACTAAGTTTTGAGCAATCATCTTGCAATAAGCCTGGTGGCCATCCTGTTTTTTTCATGTAATTTCAACAACGTCTTTTCCGTGACTTTTAATGTAATTGGCGGTCTTACGAATCATCTTTTCGTATTCTGACCGTGGGATGCTGGTGCGCTGAAGGTCGTGGAACTCCCACACATCTTTGATTGCTTTGATTCCTGCGCCTGATAAACCCATCTTTTTGGTTTCTTGGTAACGTTTGGCACATTCCAGCATGGCGGTTTGGGCTTCTTGGCAATACGGCAGAACTTCAGGACCAATGCCAGCTTTGCCCATTGTTTCGGCAATGTTGATAACGTCAGCCAACCATCGCCAATCTTCTGTTGTTCCCATTCCTTTGGTCATTGCGTCAATAGCTGAAAGCTCACAAAGCCGCAATTTGTCCAATGCTCGTTTATCTGATACTGCTGCACCCGCGATAGCATGACCCACTGTGTCAATGTTAGTTGCCCAAACTTTACGGCGACATTTTTTACGCATGACGAGCAAACTCCTTGTGCAATTCAATTCTTGCTTTTTCCATAGCTTTTATGGCATCTTCTTTGTTCACAAAGTTGCCAACAATGTGTGATTTGCCGCAAACATTTAACTTAGCAACCCATCGTTTATCTCTAACATACCAAGAAATTCCTTTATGTCCAGATTTGTTTGTTATTTTTATGCCTTGATTCCAATTGTTTTGTGATTGATTGCACTCACGCAAATTTTCAATTCTGTTATCAAGAGGATTACCATTGATGTGGTCAATTTGTTTTGGCATACGACCATGATGCAACAACCAAACAACTCGATGGTTGTAATATTTTTTACCCTTAAAAGAAAAATATTTGTATCGTCTAAGGTCGCCATTTCCAACAATGGTTCCTTCTATTGATTTTGGCGATGTTGTAATTTTTCGTTTTAGTTCGCCATTAGGCAAATACTCAAAAAGTTCATTGACTTTTTCATAGGTCAGCATGATGAATCTCTCATGTTACGAATCATTAAAAGTTGTGGCAGGCAGTGATTCAATCTGCTTTTCCCCCGCTAAAGGTAGCCACGCCCATATTTTACTCAAAAGTGATGCCGTTTGTAGCACCCCAAGCATAAAGCCATTCAATAAATTGACTGCCTTGCTCTTGCGTAAAGTTTCTAGTTTGAAAGCCAAGCTGGACAATCCCTGTGCCATCAAGGTTTGGAATCACTTTGCCGCCAGCCAAACCTATCTCACGCACAAATTGGTCAACAAGCAAACGCTTAAAGTCTTCAGCAGACCATTTAGCACCTAGATGCTGTGCTTGTTTAGCAATCTGACCAATCAATTCGTGATACAGCTTTTCAGTGTCACGGCTTTTGCTTGCGTCTTTGACTTCTAGCGTCAGCTTACGCCCTGCCGCCAATGCAGCCTTGACCTTGGGCCACAGGTTTTGCATCAGCGTTGTGGCTTGCTCTGGATTGTCAAGGTCATATCTCATTTCAGCCTGTCGCCCACCAAAGTTGCGTAGCCAGCAATGTCGTGCCAATGGTCGTGATGGTTTGGATTGCCGTTCAGCACACGGGCAATCTTGTGGCAAATCATTTCCAAAGCCTCAATCTGGTCTGCGTCAAGTTCATAAAGCCCATGTTCACGCATTACGTTTTTAAGGTCTTGGCTGATTTTTGCGTGTGTTGCAAAGTCGCCATGTGTCTTTTGACGTTGTTTCAATGTTTTTTCAATTGTCATATCACTCCAATCATTCTCAAGGCTTGTTCAGGGCTTTCAATTCGTTCCAACCTACCACCAGTCCATTTAGCAAAAAAAATCTGTTGTAGCCTAGTTAAAAGGCTTTTATGCGTGGATTTCACTTCTACCAAATAAGTCACGCCGTTATAACCAACCAATAAGTCCACAGGCAACTTAATAGGATAGACATAAGCACCAGCAGCCCGTAATGCAGAAACGACTTGTTCCTGCGTGGCGTCAACCCTTGCTGCATATCTCACCCGTTCTTCTCCTTGAGTTTGGCTTCAATGGCTTTGCAAAGATGCAAATTAGTTTCATTGCTTGGATGAAAGCGCCAAATTTTATAAACTTGCTCCCGTTCCTCATCCGTCAGCCCAACCCATGTGCGTTGTTGTGGTGTGGTGTAGAGAGGAGCCGCTTTAATCCCAAGTGTGTTTGGTAGCCAAGGCTCCAAAGAAACGCATCGGCCATGCATACCATCCCATATCCACGCCACAGGCTCACCCTGCTCTTGCTTGATGGACGTATCTTTTATCCACTGAGCGCGAACTTCATCTTGCATTCGTTTCCAGTAGTCTGCCTTGTAAGTTAAGTCCTCGATCTGCCCTTCCTTGATAGAAATTCTCTCCAACAATTCAGCAGCGTCGACAGAAACAGGGTCACTGTTTTCATAAAGAGCTTCAATTACGGTTTGAACATAGCCCACAGGCTCATCATGCTTGGGTTGTGGTTTGGTGTAGAGGTCAGCATAATCGCTGCTTGCTTCCCATTGGCGCTGCACATCTTCAACATCACCAGAGGGGCAAACACGATATAACCACTCTTCAAAAGCGGCTTGTTCATCAACAGGCTCACCCTGCTCTTGCTTGGGTAACTGTGACTTCATCTTGCGAATCCAATCTTGGATAGGTCGCGCTTCACGGCATTGGTCAAAGTGCTGTTGCGCCAACCAATCAAGTGTTTCTTCTGGTGTCATAGCGGAGCCTCTGGCAGTTGTGCGAATTTCTCTTGTTGGTACGCTTTGATTTGTTTGGCAGTCCAAGGAACTGCGCCTGTTGCTGATGGGAAAGGCCAATTCATAGCGACCTTCCAAGAATTTTTCCAACAATCATCAATGCTTCGGCTCTGGCTGTGTCAGCTAATCCGCAATCAAGCAAATGCTCAACAGACGAAAAAACATTGTCACCAGAGCTGCTACCTTTAAAGCAGCTATAACCACGCTTACTCATTACTTCAATGATGTCATCGCTATCAAGTTCTTCGAGAATGTCATGGGTTTCAACATAAACGCTCACATACGGCATATCTTGTCCTTTCTTGTTTAACTCATTCCGAGTTGAGATAACTATACCATAGTTATTGCCAATCTGGTTCTTTGATGTCGATTCCGTTGGTTGCAGACCACATTAGCAGCCACTCGATGAACTCAGCGCCTTGGGCCTTGGTGAATTTGCGGCTTTGGATGCCAAGTTGAACGACTCGATGGCCGTCCAATGACTGAATCACAGAGCCTCCCTCCATCCCACGGTCAGTTGCAAACTGGTCGAGTAGAAACCGTTTCCAATCTTCAACATCCCAAGTTGCTCCAGCGTGTTGCGCCTGCTTCGCAATCTGACCAATGATGGCGTGGAATTTTTTATTTTGAGGGTCAGAGCGTTTTTCTTCTGTGACCTCCAATATGACTTTCTTGCCGCCATAGATTGATTCCTTGATGATGTTCCATACGGCCAACATGGTGGCGTGTGCTTGCTTTTCTTCGTAGAGCTTGTACTTCATACCAAGTCCACAAATTCAGACCAAAACTCTTGGCCTTCCCATGTCTGATTCCAACTTTGAAAGCAGTACACGGCGTATTTCATGGATGAGCTTTTTCTATCCCTTGCTCCCCTGACTGATTGAGCGGCCATTGATGCCGAAATCAGTTCAGGAAGTCCAAGTTCACACAAATGCTCGTAGTATTCTTGTCTTGTCATGTCGATTTACTCCAAGCGTTCAGCCGCGCACTCAGCGTAGCCAGAAATGTCATGCCAATGGTCGTGATGGTCTGGATTGCCATTCAGTACACGCGCAATCTTGTGAGCAATCATTTCCAACGCTTCGATTTGGTCTGGAGCCAACTCAAGCAGCCCATGCTCACGCATTACGGCTTTGAGCTGTTGGCTAATAACAGCGTGGGTTGAGAAGCTGCCATGAGTCTTTTGGCGCTGTTTGAGGGTCTTCTGTATTGTCATGCTATCTCCACGATAAGTTTACGGGTTGATTTATCGCCAAATTGACGATGGATTTCGATGGGTTGAAAGAACTTGTCATTCACCATCAAGGCATCTGACAGTCCATCCAACGCACCTTTAGCTGCCGCCAGGCAGTTATCAGCATCACGCATCCGCTTGTCGGGCATGATGAATGTCAGCTTTAGGCGGATGTCTCCACCGTCATGCTTCCAATCTTTAATTTGGTGTTTGGCAAGCCATGTTGAACCTTCGCGGTAGTCACTGCGAGTTTGGTACAGCTTGGCCCAATGCGTTCCCTTGGCTCGATTTGGGAATAGTTCGGCAGGAGGGAAATCAAGTTCAATTCGCATTCTTAGCTTTCTTTTGTTGTTCAGTCATGCGCCGCCTCAAATCCAAAGTAGCGAACTCGCCTCTGATTTTTTGCATTGCCGTTAAGTGGTCTTGCCACCAATTTGCAGCTCCACTCGCACCAATCGTCTTCGCTTTGTCCTTGTATCGTTTTATCCACTCTCGGGCTTCGCAGTCCCTCATGTGTTCCAACTCCGCTTGGGTTATTCCGCCCTTGTAGGTGCTTGGGCGCTCCAGTGGTGGCCCAAACAGTCTTGGGGCTTCTTTCTGTTTTTTCGTTGCCAATCATTCTTCCCCCGTTGCTTTAGCAATAGCAGTACGAGCATCGTCTGCAATTCTTTGATCTTCCAATGTTGGCAAAAGACTTTGTAAAACCTTGAGAAGATCAGGCGCAGCGGCAATTAAGCGACCATTTGCATCTTGAATTGCTGCTCCATCAGGCAAATAACTTAAATGCCCCCATCCTCGAATATCTGCAATCATGTGATCTGACTCTTGCATACTGCAACCTCCAACAGATCGACCATAAACTTTTTGAACTAGCTTCTCGTATTTCCACGGCCCTTGCGTATGTTTGCATTTCATAATTCCTCCTCCGAAAATGCACTTGTGTAATGCGGGTAATAGCCACCTTGAACCCAATATTCTTTGTCACAAGATGGGCAAGTCAAAACTTCTGTTTCTTCACGACAAGCCATAGCAAAAACATCAATGCCTTTTTGCGTTGACAGCATATCTTCTGAATCCATCTGATACCCGCAATGAGGACAGGTAGGAGTGTTTTGCTCAAAAGTTGGAATTTCGTCCGTCATACCTTCATCCCCTTTGTCAATTCAGCCATCTTCGCCTTGATGTCGGCAGGCATTGGCACAGCCTTCTTTCGGTCTTCCGCAATCTTCTTGAGAGCAGCGTCTTGGTTTGGCGGTGGCGGTGTAGTGGTATGCGCTACATCGAACTTGTTGGTAAACGGTTGCTTGTCATGGATTTCAAACACATCCTGCCAACCAGCGGTGATTGACTTCTCCAAGACCTTTTGGACATCCTGCCCGTTCGCTTTGAACTTCGCCAGCTTGTCAACCAAGAGCTTCATCGCATAGTCGGTTGCTGGCTTCTTGATTTTCTTTCGCATCGCCAAATACGCAGCCCAAGTTTCCAAAGGCATCCAATCTGGCAAAACAACGGGAGCGTCAGCGACCTTCTCTTTTGTTTGTTTCTTGTTTATTGTTTCTTGTTTATTGTTTGGTTGAACGTCCGTTGGAACGTCCGTTGAGCGTCCGTTAGACCTACGTTCAGCGGATGCTTTACCAGCGCGTGACGCTTGTTCGATTTTGGAGTGGTAGTGAGCAATTTCCTTGTCTGCTCGACTGTTGACATACCCATCGTCCGTCTTCTCAAAGAACTCATTGAGAACATCACGAACGATTGGAGCGTCATCCCTCATGCCTATCTGCTTTGCAACAAGCGTTGCATCGCCGTTCAACGGGCGTTCATGGAGATAGTAGAGGTCAAGAATCCTGCGATATGCCAAGTCTTCCAGCAAATCAAGATGCCGAGTGTGACTGGCGTAATCGCCAATGTTGAATTGGTAGTAGTGCATACCCGCCTTTGTACGCCCCTTAGAAAAGAAACAATCGGCAGGAGAAGGGGGTAACTCTTTTCAGTCAAGGGAGCTACCCAAGACCTAGCCGCTGTTTCAAAAACTATATCACACTTCTTTGACGAAGATGCCTTCTGCGTTCATCGTACCCTTGCGGTCTTTGATTTCTTCGTAAGCAACCTTCAAGCATTCCACCAAGTTGATGTCCAACAAGGCGCAAATATTGATAAGGCACACCACGGTATCACCAACGCCGTCAATCGCCATTGCAAGGTCATTCTTGACCAGCGCATCACGCAATTCGTCTAGCTCCTCTGCGGCCTTTTTCCATTGGGCGATAGGGGTGCTGTTCGGAATAATCTTACGAGCCTCCGACCATTGGATGACTTTCATTTCGACTTCTGCGTAGCTCATTTCATGTCCTTTTCAATTAACTCAAGTGCGATTTGGTACAGGATGCGGTAATCATCCTGCCCTTGCTCAAAGGTGTCACGTTGGGCAATCATTGTGTCCAACTGCTTTTGAGCAGGGGTTCTATTGTCATCTTGAATCAAAGCATCTGTTTCTGATTCTGGCGCGTAGTTCATTTCTTTTTCTCCTCTTGGAACCATTCAGGTTTGATGTAACGAAGTTCATACTCTCGTCCCTTTGGGATGTCTTCACCCCAATGAGACACAGCACCCTTTGTGATGCCGAGAACTTTGGCGAGTTTGATGGCACTGCCAGCCAACTTGATTGCGTCTTGTTTTTTCATGTGTCGGATTATAGTTGATTTCTCTATACTGGTATAGACCCTTCAACTTAGTCGGGATTACTTTACTCGACTGTTTAGTTGTGTATACTACGTCTGTCCGATAAGGATGAAAACAGGAAACAACATGAAAAACCTAACCAGCAGCTTCATTCATTACCTTGATGAATGGTCAACAGAAACTTACCCTGACGTTCTGGTGAACTACGAGTTCTCAGAAGGCGACAAGTCGGTTGGCGAACCAGACTCATTTGAGATTTGTGTTATTCGCAACAAAAAAGACATTTGGGCAGACCTTACATCTTCCGAGCAGAACGAGATTGAGCAATACTGCGAAGTTGACATGAAACGAGTTATTGAAGAATGGAACCAACCATGAATGACACTACCCGTATGTTTCCACGCTCAATGGATGAGGCGTTTCCAAACACTGTTGAACACAACGCCATGCTTGAGCGTTCAGTGTGGTTTGAAGCCCACACTCCAAAAGAAATCAACACAGAATTTTGGGGCTATGTGGCACTTTCTTTCTTTGCTGGCTACCTTTTCTTCAAGATTTGGGGATAACATGGATGCCCAGATTTTGTTGGACAAAGCAAAGACTGCTTCTGAATTTCATTCAAATGAAGCCAATGACAGACTTGCATTCAGGGTTGGCTATCTTGAAACAACCATTAGACAGCTCTGCCATTTGCTTGAAGACACCGAAGAAATCATGTACCGCCAACGCGAATTGATTGAACAGATGAAAAAAGGTCATTCCGCAGACCTGTAATTGCGGTTTTTAAACGAAAGAAGAAAATGGGATTTATTGCAAAAGACAAAGGTAATGCTGACTTCAAACGCATTCCAGTTGGCTCTCACGTTGCTCGTTGCTACCTATTGGTGGACATGGGCGAACAATTGTCAGACGGCAAGTTTGGTCAATCCGTTCAACACAAAATCCGTTTGGGTTGGGAAGTGTCTGGAGAAGACGAAACGGGCGCACCCCTGACGGTTGAAATTGACGGCGTACAGCGTCAAATGACCATCGGTAAGACCTACACCCTATCCCTCAACGAAAAAGCTGGTCTACGCAAGGATTTAATCTCTTGGCGCGGTCGTGATTTCACCCCCGAGGAGTTGGAAGGTTTCGACATCACAAACATCCTGAATGTTTACTGTATGTTGAACATCACCACCAGTGAAAAAGACGGCAAGACATACACAAATATCTCCGCCATCACCCCGCTTCCATCTTCCATGAAGAACTTGAAGCCGCAGCCAGACCATGAAGTTGTCATGTTCAACCTTGACGAACCCGATTGGCAGGTGTTTGAGGCTTTGCCTGATTGGTTGTCTGACACCATCAAGAAGTCCCCACAATACGCAGAATTGGCCGCAATGCCACGCGAGGGGTTCTAAATGACATCCCTCTATCAACTCAGCCATGAGTTCCGCAATCAACTTGACGACCTGTTTGATGAGGACGGCGTAGCCAAGCCTGAGTTTGAGGGGTTCCGTGTTCAGCTTGGCAGCAAGATTACACAGGTCGCAGCCTATGTACTGAACACTGAATCAGAGGCAGAACAAGCCAAGAGCGCCATCAAGCGTATCAAGGCTCTCCAAACATCAAGGGAAAACAAGGCCAAACGGCTTCGTGAGTACCTTGCTGACAACATGAAAGTCTCAGGCATCACAGAGATTAAAGCCGATGATGGCTCTTTTGAAGTGAAGCTGTATGTTGGCCGAGATGAATCGGTTGAGATTGACGAAGGGGCGACCTTTCCACCCGAGCTTTGCAATGACCCAAAGCCACCAGAGCCAAGCAAAACCAAGATTAAAAATGCAATCTTGGCTGGCGAAGCTATTGGCGGCGCACAGATTGTTCGCAAAGACCGTTTAACCATCAAATAGGACATCACATGAAAAAGTTTATTGCTATTGCTCTCTTGGTTGCTTCTGGCGTTGCCGCTGCATCTTGCCCTCAGTACGCTCCATACCGCTGCTATGTCGGCATGAATGGCAAGCAAGTCTGCGGTTGCGGGGTGTAATCATGGCTACACAGCGCATCTATTTGGTCGGCACCCCAAGTGGCGACATTCGATTGGTCAAAGCAAGCGTTCGTTCACAGGCTTTGTCTCATGTTGCAAACTCTATGCTGACTCTCCGTGTGGCAACACAGGATGATTTGGTTGATGCAATCAGCAAAGGTTGCTCAGTGGAGAATGCAAAGTCTCCAGACCAAATGGAAATCGACAAAACAAAGTAAGTTTCACGGGGGGAAAGCGGATGCTGTGAAGACGTAGGCTGATACGTTATTCCGTGTCAAAACGGAACACCATAAGTCGGAAATCAGTACCGACCACAGTGCAGCGAGTACCCCCACCTATAAAACAGGATATGACATGATGAATTTCGGAACACACATCGCAAAACTATTTCGCAAGAACGACCCACAGACATCATTTGAAGCAGCAGAAAAAGTAGACACAACAAAACTAGAAAAGATGGTCTATGAAGCCATCAAATCATTTGGAGACAACGGATGTATCAGCGACCAAGTGTTAGAACTTTTCCCCACGCTCCCTTATTCAAGCGTGACAGCGAGATACAAAGCACTTCTGGAAAAGAAGTACATCAAAATCGAAGGAACGAGAGTTGGCCGCTCAGGTCGTCAGCAGAGGATTATGAAATGCCAATAACAGACATTCACATTCTTTTTCTCATTGTTGTAGTAGCCGCTTTTTTAGATTGGATTTTCTGGTGAAAGCATTTTTAGACCTCGTAACAAGCGTCATGTTGACGGCGCTATTCCTTGTTGGCATTGGATTGTTGTGCAAGATTCTTTGGTTGTCAGTTGTGTTCGGATGGGAGCTGCTATGAGTATCAACGCATTCCATCCAGCCTACGTTGAAACCTATATGCCAGAGTTCATGTCAAACATTCGCAAGGAGGCGGGACAAAAAGCAAATGGGCAAAAGTTTGGCTCTCTTTCTCGTTCTAAGCAGCCATCATTGGAAAACACTGAGTTCCATGTTTACTCAAAAGCAGGAATGCCAAAAGGAGTGAAAAAATGAGTGACGGCGGTAAAGGCAGCGCACCGCGCCCATTCAGTGTCGGCCACGACACATTCGCAAAACAATTTGAAGCAATCTTTGGTAAAAAACATGACACAAATCAAGACAGTACTAGCGCCCAATGCGCCTTGGCCAAAACAGGAGCAGAAGAAAATAAAAAAGCCGAAGCTATTACCAAAGACAAATGAAAACAAATGCAAGATTGCCGTCCAACTTAGAGAGCGTGATGTCTCTACGGGGCGACTCAAGGGTTTTAACAAGCTATCAGGGTAAGCAAGAAAACCTTGCAAAGTTCACAAGACAAGTCTTATGGCGATGCAAGGTTTGCGATGAATATTTTGAAACACTAGGCGAAGCAAAGGAACACAACATTGGAAAACATCATTAACCTAGTTGCATTCATTTTTGCTGTTGCCATCATTGCGGTAACAGCATTCTTGATTGCCGTCAGCTATCTTTCTCGATAGAAGTCTCAAAGAGCTTGCGTTCAGCAGTGCGACGAAGCACAAGGCCACGCAGCTCTTTCCCGCCAGCCTTCGTCCAACTCATAAACGCTTCGGCGGCGGCATCCCATTCCTCTCTACCAATCTTCATCCGAATAGTAGACCGCTGAAAATTCCCCAATCCGACATTGAAGGAAAACGCAACGCAAGCGTCGAAAGCACCTTGACGACCAACCAAATTGGGAGCAAGTCTAAGAACACCAGATTCAAAACTTCGGATGTCCTTTCTGAATATCTCTTTGAGTTCATCTTTGCTCCACACTCTGTTGTCTTCTGGTTTTAAAGGGTACTCGGGTCTAAGCATCCCTGTGTAGCCTTCCTTGCGAACGATTGGGTATTTGATTTGGTCTTGATAAATTACATGACCCCACCCAATCGTCCACATGGCGGCGCTGCACTGGTAGGGCTTGTCACGATAGCCCTCAAACTTGTGCATCAGCTCAATGCCTTCGTTGCTGGTAATCATTTCTTGCTGTTACCGCGAGAGCCGAACCAATAACCGATGATGCCGCCAAGCATAGCCATTTCATCTTCGCTGAAAATTTCATTGCCGACTTTCACCAAGTCTTCCACGCTCTTAATCATATCTGGATGTGTCCACACATAATAGCCAAGACCAGCATTGATGAAAACAAGCTCTAGAACGAACAAATAGGTGACGATGGGACGCACAGTACCAACAAAGGTAGAAACCCACGGCGCAGCCTTTTCCAGCACCTTTGCCTCATGCAAATAAGCAGCCTGAGTCATAGCAGCGTCAGCTTGGATGGAAACTTGGTCTGTTCGTAGTTCTTCAACTTTGGCTTGAGCGGCAAATCCAGCGGCAGCTAGAGCAAGCTCACGCTCTGTTTGAATACGAGCCAACTCAGCTTCGTGCTTTTGGTCTGCTTTGCTTTGAAATAGGTCAATCAGTTTTGGAAGCATGGACAGCAATAAGCCGCCAAGGGTAGAAAATAAAGATAGCATCATTCGCCTTTCGGTAGTTCAGGTTGTTCAAGCTGTTCTATCTTTTTCTGTATTCGTTTTTCGGCTTCGATTATTCGCTTTTCACGCCTATCCATGTCAATGAACATTCTGGTGACAATTGGAGTGATGATGAGGACGATTGCCAATATCAGGCAAGCCAATGCAACAATCAGTCTGTAAATGAGTTTATCCATACGGCCCACAGCTCCAGAACGAATAGCAAGGTTAGGAACACTGCCGCTGTTAGTTCTACCCTTTGCAGATATTCCTCCTCGCGTAGCCATGACTCTTGCTGTTTCCTGATACGTTCGCGTTCCCGTCTAGCGGCCTGTTTGTCTTTTGCGTTCTCGTATATTTTGTGGAAATTGTCCCACAACGGGCCTAATTGCGGAGGTACATGAGCGCCGCGCATCATGCCACTGAGCTTCATGTATGCCCCATCAAGCTCATGCCTGATTTGAGATAGCAAAAGGATGTCTCTTGGGTCTGGTCTATCCATTGCATAGACTTCCTCTGACTTTGTTTCGTACAGCTCCGACAGCTCACGATGATGATGATAGAAGTCGCCAACGTGCTTTATGAACTGCTCAACAATCTCAACCTCGGTTGGGATGTGTTTGACAAACACTTCCTTGGGCTTTGGCTTCTGTTGAGGAGTCTCTGGACTCTGCAAGGTTGGTTGCGGAGCCTGCTTTGGCTTGAAGACTCCGCTAATCAGCGCCCAAATGCCCTTAACCTCTTTTACGATGGCTTGGGCATCCTCTGCGGCTTTCTTGATTTTCTGAACTTGAACCTTGCCGTCCGACAAGGCTTCGCAGCAATACTGGATGCCACTGAAAGCACCCTGCATTGCTTTGATGGCTAACCCAATTGTGATTGGGTCAAGCACTTCACTTTACATGAGGAGCGATGGAGGCCCAAATAACGCCAGCCATGCTTATTGTGAGAATGCCAAACGCCTTAATGATGATGGATTCAAGGCGCTTGAGTCGAGCGTTGATTTGCTCGTAGCGCATTGCACACACCTCCTCATGCGTGGATAGTCGTGCATCAGTTGCATCAATCGTCGCCATCATTTTGCTTTCAAAAGTTGTTCAAGTTGTTCAATGCGAGACTCTGCGGCCAAGAGGCGCCCTGCAAGTTTGATGACAGAAACCAATGCGGCGTTGCCATAAGCAACAGACAGGATTCCATCTTCGTTTTGCAGAACAGAGTTTGGAAGCAATTTCTGCAATGACTGAGCAGAAACACCATCTTGAGTCAGTTCGACATCAATACGGTCATACGTTCCATGCTTGATTTTTGCAAGTTGCTCCACAAAATCATCAGAGTAACCGCGCCAATTGGTTTTTAGAGACTCATCAGAGTTGGCGGTAACTGTGCCGCCGCAAGTCAAGTTTGTGCCGTTGAAAGTCAAGTTAGCAGAACCAGCAAATGCACCAGAACTGTTGTATTGAACTTGAGTGTTTGAACCAGCAGCAGATGCAGAAACGGTCAAATCACCAGAACCCAACAATGTCGTGCCGTTCACTGTTTTGATGTTTGTGCCACTTACCAATGCGGCTTGTTTGCCGTTAAAGGTATTCCAATTGGCCGCAGTCAAGTAACCATCAACGCTAGTGGTTGCCGCAGCCATACTGATTGCTGGAGTCGTGCCGCCGCTAGAAACAACAGGCGCAGTGCCAGTAACGCTAGTTACGCCGCCGCTTGAGCCGTTTGACGCAGCAGTGATTCGACCTTGTGCGTCAACAGTAATGCTTGCCGCTGTATACGAGCCAGCAGTTACCGCAGTGTTAGCCAAGGCAATGGTTACAGCAGACGAGCCGTTGTATGAGGTTCCGCTCAAACCAGTGCCAATTGTCAATGCGTTGGCAACAGAGCCAGCAGAGCCAGTTGTGTTTTGGTTCCAAGTTGGAATAGAGCCAGATAGGTTTGCGTAGGTGTAGCCTGTGCAGTTTGTCAATGTGCCGCTTGTTGGAGTTCCAAGCAAAGGCGTAACAAAGGTTGGGCTTGTGGCAAGAACTACGCTTCCAGAGCCAGTTGAGGTCGTAACGCCAGTGCCGCCATTAGCCACAGGCAATGTTCCGTTTACGCCAGCGGTCAAAGAAACGGTGTTGTTTTCCCAAAGGCTTGTTGCGCTGTTGTAAACAATGGTTTGTCCGTTGCTTGGTGTCTGTGCGCTGACATTGTGAATCTCGTCCAGCTCATATCCGTTTTGAACTTTGACTTGAATCTTTCCTTGTGTCGGATGAGCATGAGTGACCACACCAACATAAACCAAATGAATTGGCGCATATTGTTTTGTGCCAGTCATTGCGCCAGCAGTTGTGCCGCTCAAGTAAAGTTGCTCTCCATCCGAATAAGCAGAGGTGTCTAAACCAGTCACCAAGCCAACAATGGTCACATAACCATTTGAGTTGTTTGAAATGTCGGCAGTGACCAAGCCCTGTGTTTGAGCAGAAGTGGCATCAGAGGTCGCCAAAGCCTTGGCAATGGTTGGCAATTGACCAACAGCGCCGTTTACATAAACGACAGTGCCTTTTGTCATTGTTGCGCCAGAGTTGTTTCTAACTTGCAAAAGCAAAGTAGAAGCAGGCGAGGCGGCAGATACAGCCAAATCAACAGCAGTACCAACTTGGCTAACTGTGATGCTTCCATCAGAAGATGTGACGCTTGCCAATGCCCCAACATCAGCGGCAGTCAAAACGACTGTGCCTGTATAGCCATTAACCGAAGTGACAGCATCCGTGTTGTCAATCTGCTCCCAAACTGAGCCATTGAAAACAGCCAAGTCACCAATATTCCAATCGGTAATGCCATTCAAGTTGGTTGAGCCAGCAACGCTCACGACATAGTAATGACCCTTTGTGCCGACACTAGAAGTCAAAGTTGGAGTGTTGGCTGAGGCATTCCAAGTGCCTTGATAAATCAAGCCGCCCTGAATAGAGGCTGGAATTTGAGACAGAGGAACAGTGCCACCAGCGTCAAGCGTTGCCGCGCCTAAAGCTGCTCCTGCGGTCAATACGGCAGCAGAACCAAGGCCAAGGTTGGTTCGTGCGTCTGAGGCTGTGGATGCGCCTGTGCCGCCGTCAGCAATAGCCAAGTCGGTAATGCCAGTGATGGAGCCGCCTGTAATGGTTACGCTGTTGGTGTTCTGAGTTGCAATCGAGCCAAGTCCAAGATTGGTTCGTGCGCCAGACGCTGTTGTTGCGCCTGTGCCACCAGAGGCCACTGGCACTGTGTCCAATGAAATCTGGTTGGTTGTGTTGTTTACAACGATTGGAGTTACGCCCGTGTAACTTGTCGCGCTGATTGGGCCAACATCAGATGTTGTGCCATTTGTAAATTCAATTTGAAGATATTGGTCGCCGTCAATCGTTACAACAGTGATGGATTCAATGCCAACGCCAGCAACGCCACGGTCAATCGTGATGGTTTGAGTTGGAACAGGGATGAGTTCAAGGATGATGTTGTTTGCATCTTCAACTGTGACTGAAATGTTTGCCATGTCTTACCCCTTAAACAACCACAACGCCGTCAGAACGAACCAAGAACATCAAGAAAATGATGTTGTCTTCTGCGGGAGTTGGAGAGGATGCGGGAAAGCCCATCTTGATACGCCCTGTGAAGCACACGGGGTCTTGAGCATTGATGTCCAACTCAGGGTCGCTTGAAATCAAATCCCAAGATGAATCGTCAATCAGCAACGTGAAAGAGCCAGCGGCATCATTTCTGTTTGCAATAGAAAGAGAAACGGGTGTTGGCGTTGGGCTGTAATTGCCAACATCAAAAGTCAATCCGTTGCGAGTGTCCGTAAGGTTTGTGACTGTGCGACGAACAATTTGTGCATCAATGTCAACGCCAGTTAAATTAACTGGAGTAGAACCAGACCTTAATGTAAGGTTCCAGTATGTTTTTTGTTCCCACACCAATTCACCAGCAATGATGGGGTTGTCGAAACCGCTTACTTGCGTAAGGGTGTTTTGCGAAAAGAGTGCCATTTGACATTTCCCTGAACTCAGGTTGTGACGCTCCCCATGTACTCACGGGGCTACGGATGTTTTATTTTATCGTGTCAAAGAAATCAATGGCTCAATATTTACCTTCGGCAAATACATTCACAAACACAGTTCCATCTTCCAATGCTTCAATCTCATGCCACTCGTTTGCCACAAGATTGACAGGTTGACTTTCCTTGGTTCGCACCACTTCTTTGCCTTCTTTGCGGATAGCAATTGAACCAGCATGACATATCGTTAAATGCGAGTAACTGTGTTCGTGCTTAGGCAACCCATCGCCTTTGTTGGCGTGGTATACATTTAGTTGCGTACCATCTTGATTAACAACAAAGCGAGGGGTTACTGTGTTCACAGCGTTTCAGTTCCGCCAACTTCGGGTTGAGGCTGCTCATCAATCGCAATATATGAAGCAATTTCACCGTATTTGCCGTTTACGCACTCAGCAAAAATTTGATGTGTATGCTCCATATCGCCTTGGGCAACGGCAGTAAATGGAATAAAACCACCAAGATGCGGGAACTCTACCTCGCAATCAAGGAAAGTCATCTCTGAATTTGCCCATTTTGGGTTTTTCACGTTTGTATATGTAATCATTGTTTTTCCTTTTACGCAGTTCTGACCCACACAATAGCAATTACTGCGAAACCTCCATTGGCGTTAATAACAGCGCCTTTGTTAGTCCAAGTGCCAGATAAAGATGAATTGTAGTTAGGGTTACTTACATAATAACCAATACACGAATCCCACATATATTGAAGCGACCGTAAATTTGAACCCGCAAGTGTGCCTCCGGGGGTTAGAGTTCCTACGTTGCTTGCAGGGTGGCCTGCATAAACAGCGCCAATTGAAGTAAACGCTGTCCCGTTAATAGTTGTCCCGTCAGAAAAGTTAACGCCAGATGATGTAAGTGTTGCCATGATTTACTCCTTATGTTCCGTTTGCTGTAACAGTTGTTCCAGCCGTTATGCTGGTTGTGGCCGAAATACTTGAGCCAGCAGAAATTGTTGTGCCAGAAGAAATTGATGTTCCAGCAGAAATTGAGCCTGTCGTAGATACGCCAGCGCCGCCAAGAACACCAACACTTGAAATAGAACCAACAGCAACGCCGTTGTACTTGAAGACAAGGTTAAGACCAGATTGCTCAATAGTCCAATTTGTTGTTGAAAAAGCGGTTGCAGCAGTTGCAGTTGCCGCATTTCCAGAAATATCAATAGGCCATTCGCCAGTTGCTCCTGTACCATCTGTGGCGGGAACATCAAGGTTTATTTGAGCGGCGGAAGCAGTGCTTGCGCCTGTGCCTCCATTGGCAACAGGAACAGCGTTTGTCAATCCATCTGTCGCGTCTAGTTGACCAGATGAATTGAGGTTGTTTGCTAGTTGTGAAAGGTTAAAAGCCTGAGTCATAGTTTTCCTTTAGGCAGCGCCCATTCTCGCAAAAGTTTGCTGATTAAGCAAGGTGTCATTATTGCCGAAAGGCGTAGTCAATACCCAACTTGCGGCGTAAGCGTTGTAGTCGTAAGTTTTTGCAAGCAAACAGCCATTTGCATAGACTTCCATTGACAGCGGGTTGCTGTTGAATGGGTATGTTGCTTGACCGCTCACAGAGTAAGCTGGCGTGTTGGCAATATTGCTTGCTGGAACAGCCAAGTTGTTTGGAGTGAACTGAATCACGCTCAATCGACCCGTCAATGGCGATGGGAAGCCACCAAGTTCGTTGGTTGATGGGTTGATGTCATAGTCAATCTCGCTAATTTGAACACCGTTCACAAACAAGAACTCAAAACCGTTCCTGATTTCATACTCAGTCGGCAAGAAACTTGTGATTCCAACTACATCTTGGTCGTAACGGGTGAACGGGGCGTAGTCTGAACCAGCGGCACGATAACGATACAGCGGCAATCCAGCGGTAGCGCCAGAAATTGTTGTTGTGAATGTGATAACTTTGGTTGCTTGGTTGACTGTGGAAACTGTGTAAAGGGTTGGGGAGCCTGTATTTGCAAATGCAATTTGGTCGCCAGCCTGAACTTGGTTCCAAGGCAATTCTGAATAGGTGACTGTATTTGAGCCACTTGTATCAATGGTAATGTTTAGAGGCTCATAGTATTCTGCTGTGCTGTTGCCTCGCATATAAATGACGACAACTTTCTCTCCAGACGCGCAAGCCGTGTTCATCACAACAGTTGTGCCAGTCTCCGTGTATTCAGTTGGGTCAAGCAAAATGCCATCACGGAACACAAGAACCCATCCAACAGTATGTGTGACGCTAAAACTGGTTTGACCAGAGGTTGCGCTAAATACGTCTTCTGTGTAGTAGAAGTTGTCAGCCTCAGAAAAGCCAATCACGCGACCGTAAACGTCAACAGTCAAAGTTGCAGCAGTAAATGACTTGGAGTAAACGCCAGCACCAAAGTTCAAGAAGTCATGTAAGTTGACCTTCATTGAGCCGTCGGTGTTGTTGGTAACAGCAAGGAAACCATCGTTCACGTTGTTGCCAGTGGCTCCAGCGATTGTGAGTTGACCAGTGCGAACATCCAAGTCAATAAAACTTTGAATGCCGCTTACAGGGTCAAGCAAAGCAGACCATTGCGTTGAGTCGTAGACGGACGTATTGGATGGGACAAATGCGCCGCCAAGGTTGACATAGCCAGCATTACCAACGGCGAAACTGAATTTGCGGTTTTGACGGTTTGCGTAAAGTAAATAGTTGGCAGTTCCAAACGCCGCAGACTCGTACCATGTGTATAGCGTAGGGTCTGCGCCGCCGTTTGCGGTGTCGTTGTTGTAGATGCCGAAATAATCTTTGCCGCGAGGGTCGTAACTGAACCCGCTTGTTCCAGTAGCGTTATCAGCGTATGCAACAGCCAACCATCGCTTGCCAAATTGGAATGTCAATGGTCGCCATTGAAAGACTGAGGACGAGGCGGAAAAGTCACTTGAGCCAAGCGAGTTAACATACTTGACTGCAAAGTACCAATCGCCTTGAGGAATGTTGCTCAAAGTCACGGAACCCATCAACGCAGCAGGAGTGTATGGGTTTCCGCCGGGGTTCACAGCGGTTGTTCCAGCAAAGAAACGCTGCGATAGGCTTGGTGATGCGTAAGCAGAGTAGTACACCTCTGCATATTGGACAATACCGTTACTCGCCGCTCTTACAGAAACATCAAATGATGGAACTGGTGATGATGCCTGAATGTTCGTTACTGTTGGTGCATACAGGACTCCAAAACCCAAAGGCGAACCAATGCCAGTATTCGGAGAGGGAGTGAACTGAGTGATGTCCCTATCGTCATAAACCTGTGGGTTGAACTCCATCAAAGACAACGAAGCCGTCACTTGCCCATCATCGCTAAACTTCTCAATAATTTGCGACACTCGGAACAGCTTTGCTTCCCAACCATAGTTGGCATTTGTCATCGTGACAACATCACCAGCGTCCAATTGAATACCAGAGAAATTGATGTCAACCCTGATTTGCAAGTCTTCACGGGCGGATTCAAGGAATCGGTTAGACAAATATTGAGCGCGAACACTGTTGTTTACCAATGGCAAGCTGATTGTCTGCTTGTTGATTGGTTCATTTGGATATAGCAACGATGGGTTGATTTCAGCCAAATCAAATGTTGCGCTGTTAAAGCTGTCTTTTGCCGTCCCATCTGGGAACTTGACTTCTGCAATGTTGTAGCTGGATGCAAGGTCAATAGGAGATACTTGAATGGCAGACACCATATTTGAGTCGTTGATGTCCATAACCACTGTGTATTCTGGCTTTTGAACAATCACACCCCATTGACCAGAGATTTGGTTGTACTTAATCAGACAGTCGCAACATGAAGCCATCGACTGCATATTGGTCATAATCGTGTTTGCGGTTTCCAATACGCCATCAAACCTGAATCTCGATTGAGTAGCTGGAGAACCGCCAGATGTTGTGTAAGCAAATGAACCGTCACTATAAGTGTTCAACGCAGTCAGAGATGCTGTATCTATCTGAGACAAGGACAAGCCAGCGCCGTAGCGTTGTGACTGCCAGTAGTCGCTGAAACAGTCGCCGGGCTTGTAACGGCTGTTTGTAATTTGGAATCGAGTTTGCTGCAATCCAGTGATGTTCGCATCTCTGTTGTATGTCAACTCAATGATTGCAAACGCAACATTGCTCATCAACTTGGTCGAATCCCATGTATAGACAAGACCAGACGAGTTCATAATTTCAATGGCCGACAATGATGTGTTGACACCAGATGACGAGCCATTACTGAACAAATATATGTTCATCTTGCCAGCAACAGTCGTGTCAGTTACGCCCGTTGACTCATCCAGCAATCCAACAACCTTGTACTCATCTGTTCCGTCAAAAATACATTTCTTGCCACCCCAATACACATCGCCAAATGTGTATGTATCAGGTGTTCCGCCTGTCTCTGTATTGGTGACTTCCGCCAAAGTCATCACATAAAACAGTTTCTGATTGTTGGATGTGATGCTTAAATCTGTAACAATGCCGCCAAGATATGCAGAGCCATACACGACTGGAACTTTGTTGTCGCCAGCAGGAGGGACTTGAGCGCGACTGCCGGGGTTTTGCGTTGCATCGTTCGTATTTGGCCCTTCTGGGCCTAATGATTTACTGATAACAGATGCAGCAACCATGTTGATTGCAAAAGCAGTAATGGCAGCTTGAACGCCAGTCAAACCCAATTCAGCAGCAATAATTGAACCCGGCATATTAGGCCACCCAAAATTCTTCTAGTTTGTCGAATCCGAACTTCTGATACTGCAAGTTCGGGCTGTTGCTCATTTTACTGATTAAGAAATTACAGATGCGCTTTTCTTGCTTCATTTGCTCGCCTATTTTTTTGTACTCAGCAAGCAGTCTATATCCAGCCGTTCCTCCGCGAGATTCAGGCTCAACCCAATAAGCCAACTCAGTCATCAAAAGGTGCTTTGGCGACCAAATGCTTGGAGCAATAGAAGCAAGCAACATACCAACAATGCCATCATTGTCAACAACAAGGACAACTCCTTTGCCAGCCATCATCTCAGTCAATAGCTTTGTCACATATTCAGCATCGTCAGCTTCCGCAAGGAAGGCCAAAGGAGTCAACTTCCTGTATCGACGAAGCATATCCAGTAGGACAGGCACATCAAATGGAGTCGCCCGACGAACAATCATGCGCCCTTGCCAAATTGGTAGTTGATTGTCTCAATGAAGTTCACGCGATTCATGGATGTATCGCCATCATTAAAGAACTGCCATGAGTTGTTGTTGGTGTATCGACCAGCAATCCTATTTTGGAGAATCAACTGAATGGCAGATGCGGAGATTGTGATTGTTCCAACATAGCCACGGGCTTCCTCCATCCATGTTTCAGAGATGGTGAATGATGTGATTACACCACTAAAGAATTGATACAAACCGCCAGAACCGCCGCTTGTAAGAAGCTCATTGCTTTCATTGTAAAAACCATGCCACATCTCAATCTGAGAGCCTTTTACGGTTTGACCAAGAACCCAACCCAACATAGCAGTGTCAATGCCAATCAAGGTAACGGATGTCTCGTTAGCCGTACTCTTGATGTCGCGCTGAACATCGCCCACCTTCATCAATGTCCCAACTGCACTAAAAGCAGTGGAATCGACAGCGGGAACCAAAGTATCTGACGGGGCCGTAGTGAAGCGATAGATGTCGCCTCCAGTATTTACACGAACAAAGTCAGCAAGTCGAATGCTGCTTGTTCCGTCAACTGGCGCAATTACATTCATAGGACGCTTTCAAATGCTTTAAACGAACCGCTCCAATTGATGAACGAGTCGTTGGTGATTGGCATGAGAGTGTACGTTGGGTAGTCACGAAGCACAACAGGGAATGTGACACCAGTGTATGTGTCTCCACCCATTGATATGGTCGTTCCAAATTCGCCAGCAACACAATCCACAGGAGATGTCAATGCGTCAATCAGACTGCGATGAACAGGGACGTTTACCGTTGTGGTTGAGCCTCTTACAACGTCAGCAGTGACGATGTATGAATAAAGTCCAACTTGCACAAAATCACCCGCCCTAAACAAATATTTAGAGCTTGAAATTGAAGGCAATGAGCCAAGGACAAGAGTTGTGTTTGCGCTCGATGTCTGCCATTGGCAATTGCCAATTTGAATCTCTGTCATGTCTCCTTGGTACTGAATGTAGTTCAGCCAACCAGTCGAGCCAAAATTCAAATACTGCGTCAAGGCTTTGTCAGGAATACGCAAACTATTCAATAGACCGCGATTCTGAGAGTACAGAAGGTAGTTCATTGGCTTGAGTTCAAACGCAAAAGGAACCACAGTCAAAATCTCTGACGTTGTAATCTTTTGGTTTCGACTGACTGTTTGACCAACAAAGCGTTGGTCATTGATGCCAACCGATTCGCTGATTGAAAGAATGGTTTGCAGACTCATGTTACTTGCTCACTGGTAAAGACCGTTGGGCGGATTGATTCACAGCCCAAATGGTTTGTTTGTTCTTTGCCAAGAATTGAGTGGCAGACTGTGTATCAATGGCACTCATGTTGGCAATGTATGGGCCGTTGTAGACGACTTGAGGCTGATTGTTCATCATGGCTCCAACCATCTTGTTTGGCATGATTGTGCCAGCACCTTGAGGCACAAACAATTCTGGCCCTTGTTCGCCAACGTAAAACGGTTGACCAGCATCAGCAGAAGCGCCATTGGCGGCAAATGTTGGAGCAGCGGCCATTGATGGGCCACCAAAATCACCAACAGGAGCGCCGCCACCAGAAGGCCCAAAGAAGTTAAATCCTTTGAACATAGCCATCATCTGAGCTTTCATCGCAATCGAGATAAGGTCTTGAATGATGCTACGAGTCAAATCTTTGAATGACAGCTTGCCAGTGCGAACAAAGTTGTCAATGGCATTGCCCATGTTGTTAAACACAGATTGGTTCATGTCTTGCAGGCGCTTCAACTCCTCGCGCTGCATGATGACTGCTTCACGTTGCTTGTCAAGGTAGTTGATACGAGCGGCAGCAGCCTCTCGGTCAACATCCTTCATGTTCTCTTGCTTGTTTAGAGCGACTAAATCTTGCTGAGTCTTCAATCGCGACAATGCAATGTCTAAGTCTTGCTGACTTGCAAGAATATTCTCTTTGTAGACTTGCAGGCGTTCGCGCTCTTTCTCGATAGAGTCTTGCTCTGTCTTTGCAAGGTCTTCAAACTTCTTGCGAGATTCTTTGTAGATGTCCTCTTTGTCTCGTTCAAGTTTCTCAAGAATTGCTTTCTCTTGCTCAGAAAACAACTTCATGCGCTGAATTTTTGTTGCTCCGCCTTCGTCTGCAATTAGTCTTTCTTGCTCGTTAAGTGCTTTGGCAATATCAAAAGCCGCCTGCTTTTTAAGCTGGTCTACCTTTTGAAGACCGTAAGCCTCGCGCTGATAGCTGGCTTCTGCGGCAGCGTCATCAATCTGCTTTTGAATGTCACGGTACTTTTTGTTGCCGCCAATTCGTTCTTCAAGTTTGATTCGTTCGGCTTCTTTGGCTTTGGCAATAGACTCGTCTTCTGCTTTTTTAGCGGCTTCGCCAACTTGTGCAGCATATTTCTCATAGTCGGCCAAAGCATCACGGGCGACTTTGGAGTTTGCCCCGCCGCCACGCTTGTCTTTTGCATACTGAGCATACTTCTCAGCAGACTTAATCATTTTCTCCATTGGCGTTTCATCGCGACCAATGCTTTTCATCCATTCCCAAACATCGCTCATTCCATTTTTCAGGAACTTCCACGCCTTTTCAATTGAGCCAATACGCTGCTCTTGCTTTGTCAGGCTATCCGTCAAAGCATCTGCGGTTACACGAATCGCCTCTTGAATTTTTCCTTGCTCGTTCAGAGTCTCAATCTGCTTGTATTGAGCAAATGTCAAAAAGTGATACTGCTTGTTTAGGTTTGCAGCAGAAGATGCCGAACCGTCCAATGCTGGAATTAGATTTTTGGCTACGTCAGATGCAGCCTCACCAGAAAGGCTTGCAACCTTTGTGATAGCAGCACCAACAGAATAAAGAGCCTGTCCAGTAAATTGACCAGAGGACACAAGCATATCCATAACTTCACGCGCAGCGCCAATGCTGCCGCCAAAGTCACGTTTGATAGCCATTGAAAGGTTGTTGAACTGGCCTTCTGTAATGCCAGCAAAACGACCAGTCAGAATCATAGTGTTCTGGAACTTTTCGCTCTCTTGAGCGCCCTTATACATGGCAAGAGCAAATCCACCAACGGCAGCAGCAGCCCCTGTCATTGCGACCATCATTGGCGTGATTGCGGAAGTGATGCCAGCAAACAATGGCTTAAAGCCGCCAAATTGGTCGCGTAATTGACCGCCCTGTTGCAACAGAACCATCATTGGGTTTTGACCACCAGCCAAGCTAGTAATGATGTCGGTTGTCTGATAGCCAAGCGCGGCTTGCTGTTGGGCTGTCATGCCACCAGACTTGCCCATCTTTGCCTGCTCCGCTGCTTTGGCGGCTGCGGCAACCTTGTCGTAGGCTGCGGCTTGAGCTTTCAGGCTGTTGATGATGACATCTGGTTGATGCTTGTATTTGCCAAGGCGAATCTGCTCCTCAACCTTTTCAACTTCGGTAAGCGTCTTCCCGTAGTTGCGGGTCGCCATTTCAAGGCGCACAATTTCCTTTGCCGCATCTTCACTGTCACGCTTGATTTGAGCCTTGAATTTGCCAAACTTCTGTTGAGCCTCGGTAATCTTGGTGACAAGTTCACTAGAGTCCAAGCCAAGGACAATACCAAGTCGAGCAATGTTTTGTGATGCGGCCATGTTAAATCTTCCGTTTGGCTAGTTTCTTCGCGTAAGCAGGGATGCTCACAGCCAGCTCCGATTTTAGTATGTTGATGATATTGTCGCGATTACTTTCTAACGAAACTCGCAAGAAAGGATGCTGCGGCGTTCTTGCGTTGCCAAACTCTTGAGATAGCGAAACGGCGCTTTTCTTGACGGACACAACACCAATGACGGCATCTGTTTGAGAAACAAACTCAGATTTCCTATCTGACGAGGTTGGAATCCTTGCATCCAGTCTGGCGGTGTCTCTCAAATGAATTGGGCCATCATTCTTATCGTCATATGGGGCTTTGGCTATGACGCTGGCAAGTACAGGCTCCAAGGCTGCTCTGACGGCCTTGTTGACCGTATTCCGCATCACCAAGTCGCCGCGAAACCCTTGAGCCATCTCAAGGAGCTGTTGCTCCAGCTCCTCAAAGCCTTCCTCTTTAAATATTTGCACCATTAAATGCCTTTCTCAAGCTCTCAGGAGCTTTAGGTGATGAGGCCATGAATGCCATCATATTTCGATTGGCTTGCTCTCTTTGCTCCTCATCGCTCAAAGGAGGAATGATGTAGTCATGCGTCGATGGAAGCACATGATTCATTGTGAAAGGCGGCGAATTGGGCTTGAGCTTGGAGTTGAGATTGCCAGTGGTAAGCATACTCAAGGCCAACAGCGTGGCCTTGTTTCCTATGATTCCGTCACTGAACATAATCTCAATGTTCTGCATTTCATTCGCTGGTATGTTGTCGGGACAACCACCATGCGCCCAAACGTATGCTCGGGCTTGCTGACGGTTATCCCTTAGAAGTTTTTTCGAGTGTCCTTGTAGCCCGGCTGGATTGCCTCGGCAACTTTTTCAACAATCTCCATTTGCACCGCCAGAGGCCATTCTTCCTCAATCTCGGCGTAGGTGATGTCGTCCAACGTACCATTTACAGGAATCAACAATCGGATGTACTCAACCACTCGGCTTTCCATCATTAGAACAGCATTCGCTAATTCACGGGTGGATTTACCTTCGATGATGACATCGCTTTCTGTAACTTCAACGCCAGCAGGAGGCGAATTACGAAGCTCTTTGGTCATTTCTTCAAACTTGGCTTGAAGTTTGCTTTCGTCAACTTTTGCAATGCGCTCTTGCAAAGCTGTCATTTCAGCAGTCAATGGGACGCGAACCTTAAATTCGTGGCCTCCAATGCTGAAAGTTTTTGTTCGGATTTGCGCGACCGCGCTTTCATACTTCTTGCCAAAGGCAGAGGCGAGCTTGCTCATTTTGAGTCCTATCGTGTGGTTTTGATAATCTTGTGGTAAATCTCCTCATTCAAGCTGAGTGCGTATTGCACAGCTTGAGCTGGAGTTAGCTTGTCGGCGTGATGACGAGCAATGTCATGCGCCAAAGCAACCGCCGTCAGACGTTGCTGAGTAAACCCAAACCAATCCTTGCGGGAATCGGCTTGGGTTACTAGAAAGTTCAGGAGGTCACTATTGTCTTTTACTGTAACTGTCATGTGATGTCGTATTAGGTGTTGTTAGACCAACCGTAGCTGTTGCCGCCAACAGGGTGGATTGTGAAGTTGAACTTGCCTTCGGCAGATGGAGACATATCCCAAGACATACCGCCAATCATGCCGTTGAAAGCGTAAGCAACAGTGTCAGTGCCGTCATACACAGCAACAACGTAAGTGCGAACGATTGTGCCGTTGTAGCCGTCATCACGAATCAACAACTGAGCAGTGTCAGCAGGGTTCCATGCAGCGGTAACAGCCAAAGATGTCACTTGGTTTTGAGTGGTGATTTTTGCACCAGTACGAGCGCCAGCCACAGAGTAAGCGGCAACAGCATCGTCAGCACCGAATGCAGGCACAGCTTCCACTGGAATCTGAATGCCAGCAGTACCAGTACCACCAGCAGTAGTACCAACAATGGTTGCAACTTGTGCAGTCCATGTGTTCAACTGAGTGTCGGTGAGAGGAGTGGGAGTTGCGTCATCTTGACACCACAGGGTTGCAACGTAGCCGGGTAAGACTTTATTGATGAGAGCCATTTTGATTTCCTTTGAAAAGAGTTGATGTAACTGTCTTATGCTGGAACGTCGATGGTGCAATCCAAAAAGACTTGCGCCATATTCTGCTCGTTGTCATAGCTGTTGTATAGCCAAACCACATCGGCCTTCGCAATGAAGAACCCATCGGTCGGACTACCAAATTGACCACTATAACCGTGTAGGGATTGTAGTACCTGATTGGAAATAGTGAAACCGTCTTCAATGTTCTGAGTGAAGATGGAAATTTGAAAAACAGGGCGGTCAATGCCCTTGTTGCTTTTCGTTTGGCCCGTGTAAACGGGTTGGTGAACATTACGCAACTGCCATGTGATGAACTTTGGTTGTTTCGCAAAATTGCGGTTAAACGAAGCGTACACAGGGACGGGGGTGACAATGTTCGCCAATTGGTATTGGATTGCCTTGCCGTACAGAACTGGATTGAGCTGAGTCGTCATACTGCGGTCACAGGGTCATTGCGGTAGCACAAGAACATCACAGTCATGCGGTCGTTTGCCTCGCGCACATCCGTAATACGCCAATCTTGGCCGCGCCAAGTGATTGAGTATTGGTCTTGTCCATCCACGATTTGTTTCATGTTTGGCGTGTAGTTCAGAGTGAACTGAGTCAGCTCTTGGTACAGACGATACTTGTCAGCAATCTTTAAGCTATTCGCAACATCAGACACACGGGCGCGAGTATCAAACCATTTGGTCTGAACCGTTGCGCCTTCACCAAAATCACTCTTTGAGAAAGTGAGGTTGTTGATTGCAATGTTCTCGAAACGTGCGATTGCCATTTACATCACCAATGGTTTGTAAGGGCGCAGCAAGCATTGAACACCCCAAGGGATGTTGTGCTGGATTGGGCCTGTTGTGTCGCTACGATTGTTGTAGAGGTGAGTCAACAACAGCAAACCAGCCTGTTTAATTACGGGGTAAGCCGCCAAGGGGTTTGCCGCTGTTGTGTACTCGCAAATCACAGGCGAAGTCATCGAACTGTTGAGGTTCGTTGGCAAATTCGCCACAACAACTTTGTTGCCAGATGGGTCGTAGTAATACTGGTCGGCAGCAACCGTGATTAACTCAGGCGGGTTGTTGTCGTTCCAATATTTGACCGCATTGATGGTCACACCAGAAAGCAATGGGTTTGTGTTCTGGCTTACCTCTGGCAAGTCCAAAGTCAAAGGCGTTCCGTTCAAACTCGCAGAGTTGTACCAGACACGATATGACGTTGGGAAGATGGACATTCCAAGGAAATCCTCAATAGTCATCCTGACGGCCACTTCAAGGCCAGTCAGGTAACTATCTTGGCTTTCATCATCAAACAGGTTCAACTGATTGGTGACTTCATCCATCGTCAGCCAAGGCGTAGCAATGTCACGACTGATTTGCTCTGTCTTTGCGTAGTTGAACGGATTGCGGGTTCCGCCTCCGTAGTTCAAGTAACCGAGTTGTGAATCAGCCGCCATTTTTTACCTCTTATGCTGCGCTAATACGGACACCAGCGAACGGGTCGCGCACAGAGCTTACCACGCGCTTTTCGGCGTACAAGGTAATGAAGCCGGGCTGCGTTTGCTCGTACATCTGAACATTCATCTGCTCAGTGTCGCCAATCGTCAAAAAGCGGTTCCAATTTGCCAAGTACACAGGGAAGTCAGTGGACAGGTATGGGTTTGGAATGACAGGCCAACCGAACACGCGACCAACAGCCGCGCCATCAGCGTCACCAATTTCCAAGAACAAAGGCATACCAGAGCTATCCTTCAACTCGCGCAGAGCCAAAATCATTGCTGGACTCATGTGCCAAGCTGTGCCTTCCAATGACCAGTACTGAGCAGGCAGAGCGTTTGCAGCGTCCACAATCTTGTTGTAGGTCACAGCAGAGCCACCCAAAGACACGGTGGCAAGGTCATGCAAGCCATCAGTCATTGCAGTGCCGCTTGAGCCGTAGGCGCTCACGGAACCAGATGGGTAGCTATCCAAACCACGCAGACCGTATTCAGCGCCTGTGGATTCAGTGGTGGAGCCAGATTGGTCGTCGTTCAAGACCATTGACTGACCTTCCAATTGAGCGAACTCAAGAGCCAAGTCTTCAACCAAGGTTGCGTCGAGCGCATTCACATCCGACAAAACAGCGGTACGGATTGGAAGCTGTGCAACCAACACTCGCACTGGCAGTTGCCAAATGGATGTATCAACATCAGGAGAACCTGTGTTGGGAGTAAATTCGTAACCCCAAGGGTTTGTAGAGTTTGCAGCGTTACCAGTCTTGGCAACGAATTGAGCATCAGAGCCGTTCACGGCAATTTGGCGTGAGCCTTGACGCAGTGGATTTGCTTGACGCAGAGCGGCAAACGCATCGTCGAATACAACATTACCACCAACGCCCGAACCAGAACCAGTGATTGCAGAGGCTTCTTTCAGGTCAATGGTGACTTTGCCACCTTCGGTAATGGCTTGCTTAATGCCGTTCAGGATTTTTTCGGTGATAGTCATAGTTTTTCCAATGAGAGTTAAAAAGATGGGGAGCGAACTCCCCATCCAAGGCAACTATCAGGCGGCAGTGCCAGTCGAGCGGTAACGCACGATAGCAAATGGGTCACGCACAGATGTAGCCAGACGCTTTTCACCGAAGAAGGTGATGTAGCCGGGGGCTGTCTGGTCATAACGGCGCATAACCATGTTCAGACGGTCAATGATGGTGTGACCACGTTGGAAGTCACCGAAGTACATTGGGTACAAGCTAGTTGTGCCAGCAGAGGCGGCAGTTGCTTGGCTTGGGTTGTCCAAGTACTTGTTAACCACAACGTCGAAGCCCAACAAGCGACCAACGATGCCATTGGTTTCCAGAGGAGACATACGCTCAAACACAGGAGTGCCATTGTCGTCTGTCAAACCACGGATTTGTGACAACAAAACTGGGTTGATGATGAACTTAGCGCTCTCAGTCCAGTATTGTTGTGGCAATGCGTAGATGAAGTTCACAACGTCTTTGTAGGTGATGTTTGCAGCACCGACAGTGTTCACGTTGGAAGTCAACTGGTCATAAGTAGCCAAGCTGTGCAAGCCGCTTGTAGAACCAGTACCAGAGCTACCAAAAGCAGCAGTAGTAGTAGAGCCACCAGCGTATGTCGAAGCAGCGCCAGCGTATTGGTTCAAACCGCGCAGACCGTTAGAGCCGCCGTATGGCAAGCTGGTAGAGCCTTGGTCGTTGTTTTGAATCATTGACAGAGCTTCGGCTTGTGCGAATTCAGCCAACATATCGTCAACCACGTTTGCTTCCAAACCGTCGATGTCGTCAAGAGCAGCAGTACGGATAGGGAACTGCACGTTCAAGTCTTGCAAAACCAATTGCCAGATTGAAGTGTTTTCAGTTGTTGCCGAACCGTTGTTCTGGATTGTGTAGCCCCATGCAGCACCAGCATTGCCAGTCTTCACGCGGAATTGATAGCTAGAGCCATCGGTAGCCACAGTGCGAGACACGCCGCGCATTGGGTTAGCCAAACGCAAAGCAGCAAACACAGGGTCATAGCCAGTACGACCACCCTTACCGTCACCACCAGCAGTCAGAGCCGAGGCTTCTTTCATGTAGGCTTCCATTTGAGATTCATCAGCAAAAACTTGCAGTTGTTTCTCAAGGGTGTTTTTGCCTTCGGCGATTGCCTTGAGCTGTTCTTTCACCGAACGGTTCACATCTTGGCGAACAGATTTGGCTTTTTCTTTGTGAACTGCGGCAGCAGGAATAGCGGCAACTTTGGCTTCCAAAGCGGCAACCATTTCGCTCATTTCGGCTTTAACAGCTTCGATGGCAGCAGGGATTTTGGCTTCAACAGCCACGATGCTCTCAGCTTGTTTAGCTTCGATGGCATCTAATTTTTCGATGATTTCTTTTGACATGATTAACCTTTCAGGCGCTTGTCGAGGAGTTTTAACAATTCGCGTTGCTCAAGAGCTTCGAGAATTGCTGCGTTGGTCGCTTCCGCATCAGAATCGCTCTGAGTCGTCGCAGCTTCAATAGGCTCTTGAGTAGCGTCACGCTGCTCAATTACTTTCTTGAATGTAGATGCGGCAGCGACCGCATCTTTCTTGGATAGACCAGCATCACGCAGGGCTTGTTCCAAAACTTTTAGGTCGGCAGTGCCATCAGCGCGGAAATACTCCAGCTTTTGCACTTCGGCCATTGGATTGTTCGGGTACATCACGACTGACACTTCGCGCAGACCACCTTTGGTGATTTGGAAGTAGCCGTCTTCGTATGGGTCATCAGAACCAACGGTCATTGGAGTGCCGTCTTCTTTTGTCCACTGATATTCTTCGGCGTATGCGCCAACAGACACGCCACCAAACATATTTGGTGACTCGCTCATTACTTGATACAAGTCAGAGCCTTGAGTGGTGTTGATATACAAACGACCGCAGGCTTTCATGCCAGTTTCGTCAAACTCAAATGATGTCCATTCACCCACGGGGATGGAATCAGCATCATGGTTCACGAACATTGGGAGAGGACGACCAGCTTTGCTGAACGACTCTGCCCATTGCATAAATGCTTCGGGTTGATAGTTGAACTTGCGGCCATCAGCACCTTCGCGTGGCCCCCAAGTTGTGACAACTGCTTCAATATTGCCTGTTGGCTCTGCGTTGCCTGCTTTTTCGAGAACCAGTTTGGCCTCGCACACCATCATCAAGTTTTGCGTCATGGATTACCTCATCGACTTTAGATAAATCAATGTCGTGTATTGTTTTTGGTGGCCGACCGCGCTTTGGAGGCGGCGCAACCGTTGGCCTATTTGCTACCAACGATGCTACCATAATCTTAAAAATCAACGACATTTATTTGCCGATGTTTGCTTTGTTCTTTTGGTTTCCGCCACCACCACCGGTGTCTTGAGGGCTTGAGCCTGCAATTGGGTCGCTTGGTTTTGTGTCTTGCTTCAACTCGTTGCCGCCTTCCATCTGAGCTTTGTTCAGATATTCACGCGCTTCGTTTGGAGTCAGAATGCCAGCATCAACGCCAGCCTTCACATAGTTCATTTGGTCGATTGGAGCGCCCTTCAAGAAGTTTGCCGTATCGAACTGAACACACAATGAAGGGTAGCCATTGAACAACTGTTGCTTCAATTTCTCTTGGACGTTCACGATGGTTGGGTACATCGTTGACTTGTAGAACTCGTCCAACATGGTTTGAGTGTTGTTGTACTTGGAGTCGCCAATGCCAATCATGGCTGGAGGCACACCAAACAAACCACAAATACGCTTCATGGTTTGAATCTTCAACTCGGCAGCTTGAGTGTCTTGCAAAGTGAGGATGTCGATTGGGGTGTACTTCATGCCTTGGTCAAGCAACATACCTTGGCCCGGCTTGGACTCATCAGTGCGTTGGCTACCAGTCATGTTTGACCAAGCCTCTTTCAAGCGAGAGGCCAATTCCTTGTACTTGCCGTCAGGGATGACTTGTTCGGTCGTGAACATACCTGTTGGTTTCGCGCCGTTGAGCATGATGAAGTTGGCGTAAACGTCAATGTCTTGGTCAAGCGTCACCAATTCAGCAGCCAAGATGCCTTTGTTGAAACCAGCGGAACCTTGCCATGCTGCTTCTTTAATGTGCATCACTTGATGAGCGGCCAATGGCTCATCTTTGCTGAAACCGTATGACGGAGTAGACAGGCGGTAAGAAGGGTAACGCGCAGGATTGATGGTCACGGCAATCAACGTCGAATCCAACACATACATCTCCATTGGAGTCTGTGAAGGGTTCTTTTGGTCTTCGCGCCACCAAAGGGTAAACGCTTCGCCAGACAATTCCAACCACATGAGCCACTGATACCAGAACTCGTATTTTGATTGGAAGTTGTTGGGGTTGTTCAGCAGCTTGGAGACTTGCTTGGCTTTATTCTTGTCGCGAACGCCAACAGCCTTGTCTTTCACGGCATCAAGATATGAGCCATCCTCCTGCTCTGACATGATTTTGATTGGCAACTGAGCCAAGGCCCGGGCTTTCGCTCCAACGCAAGCCATGATGGTGCTGTTGCGAGTCAACAAGTCCATGTTGATAACGCGACCAGCGGTATTCGTGCTGGCGGTCGTCACATACAGGACTTGAGTGTTGACGGTCGGGCGAGTATTGCTACCCGAATAGACAATGTTGTTACCTAGAGCCGTTTGGCCGAAAAGGTTGTTGCTTTCGTCCGATTGCGTGGACTTGCGCTTGAAAATGTCGAGAATAGCCATGTCAGCTCCTAGTTTCCGTGATGTTATCACTCAAAATAATCGTAGTCCATAGGAGTCTGATACAAATACGTTATCCAAATGGCAGTGCAAAGCCATAATCATGGCAATGATTCCGTCAACCTTGGCGGATGGGTCGGCTTCGTTTTTTCTCACTTTTACGTTGCCATTCACATCGGTGTATACCTCACAGTTACCGAGTTGCCACCCCACAAACGGATTTCCATCGTGCTTGATGGCTTTTTTGAGGATGAGCTGTTCTGCCGTTTTCGACGGGTTGGATAGTACTGCCATGCCTTGTCCAACCTTTTTGACTGGAAGGCCATAGGAGAAAAGATTGGCGACAAGAGCAGCAGCGTTGTAAGGGTCATAGCCAATTTCTTTGACTTCATATATTTCCGCCTGTTGACGAATGTAGGACTCAATCTCGTTCAAGTCGGTGACGTTGCCGGGCGTTAGATGCAAGATGCCCGATGCCACCGCCTGACTGAAAATCGACTTGTAGTGGTTCGGAATCAGCTCAATCGACTCCTCTGGCAAGAAGAACTTGAACTTAGCGTAAAGGTCTTCCTCGTCATATCGGTGAAGCGTCACCACGGCATTCAAATCTCGACTGTGAGCCAAGTCAAATCCAATGAACGTGGCCTCTGGCTTGTCAACGGGCATTTCAGCCACGGATTCATCCCAATATCGACGGTCAACCCACGCAGCGTTGGAACTGACGTAGATATTGAGCTGCTTGCACAAGAATTCGTTAAGGGATGCAGGCTTGCTCTTGGCCTCATCAGCCATGTGCTGAATGGCCTCGGTTGTGACCGACACGCCAAGCATGGGGTTGGCTTTGCCCCATACGGAGGGGTCAGACCACTCATCGCCGGGGTCAACCGAGTACAGCAAGCCAAACCAACGAAACGAATCTTCCGCCGCGCCGCGCAGCACAGCCCGAAAATGGTTCAAGTCCTCATAGAACTTTGTCTCTTTGGTGAAGCTGGCAGTCGTCAGGTACATCCTTAAAGGATTCTTACGAGCAGCCATGCCCGAGTGCAACACCTCGATTGAGCCGCGCTCGGTAATCTGAGCCGCCTCGTCAATCATCGCGCACGATGGGTTTTTGCCGTCACCAGTCTTACGGTTTTCACGCGATAGGGCGCGGTAGGTGGATGTGGAGTCGCCAGCCTTTTTCAACTCACTTCGGAACGGAATGAATCGGCTCTGCAACTCAGGGGCCATGCTTTCCATGATGGCCTTGGACGAGTCGAAGCAAATTGATGCCTGCTCACGGTTGGTCGCCAAGGTAAACACCTCGGGGCCAGCTTCGCCAAACAGCAGCTCATACAGGGCAATGATGGACGCAAGGGTTGTCTTTCCAGACTTGCGCGGCACGAACAGGATAACGTCCGTCACCCATCGAACGCTGTGGTCTTTCTTGTTTCGGAAGCCATACACCGCCGCAAGGAATAGAACCTGAAAACCCTCAAGCTCAATCGACTTACCTGCGTCTGGCCCTTTGACATGGCGACAGAACTTGGCAAACTTGAGGATGTGTTCAGCTTTGGCGGGGACAAACTCGTAGGGCGCGTCTTTGCGCTCAACCATGTCCAAGAAGCGTTGACAGGCAATCTTGACATCTTCACACGCGAGCTGGTCGCCGCGAACTACGGCAGTGGCGTACTTAAACGCCGGTTCAAGCAGTGTTGAATAACTCATCTATGGCAGTGGGTGTGGATGTCTTTTTGGGGCGACCACGGGCCACAAGCGCAAGCTCGGCCAGTATCTTGATTGCCTTGTCGAGACATTCGGTTCTTATCTTGTAGTACGGAGAAGTGGCAGGGCCAGAGTTGTAATGCTCAATCATGCCTTGGGTCTGAATCACGCGCTCGGCATCAATCAAACTTTGCATGGTCATCACCAACATTCCCACAAGCGTTTCATCACTCGCGGTCAAAGCGCCTGTGGAGCCTTCCACTTCGCTACGAATCTGAGTCTCAAAAGCAGTCGCATCCCAAGTCTCTGGGTCGCGGATGTAATTGATGATGTGTTTGGGCGCTTTTTTCATGGGAATTCCCTAAATTCTGTCAAGGAGTATAGCTTACTCCCCCTCCCGACTTTCAATCTCTACGAAATTGACCCCGCGCCTGCTCCCGACCGCATCTGTGACTTTTTAGTTCTTAATCGGCGCGTTTTTCACCCTCGGCGCATCGATTTGAATACGAATGCACTACAAATTGAGCGAATCGAACGCATATCAACCTCGAAAACGGGTCGATTATATGGGCGGAGGTCACAAATAGAAAACGTGAAAACGCCCAATTTGCCATAATTGAGCGAATTAGTATTCGATTTGAGGGCGAGGCGCAGAGATGCCCGAGGCGATGCGGCCTCGATGGGGATGAGATGGGGGAATCAGCGCAGGGAAACGCCTAGGAATGGGCCTAGGGGCGCAGGGATGGGCCTAGGCCGTGGGTTATTCGCCGAGAACGATTCGCCGATAGTCGTTCGCGGTGTATTCAATCGGGCCGTGGTCGGTGTATCGGGTGAACACGCCTCGACGTTCGATTGAGGTTTTCAGAGAATGGCACGGGGCGCACAATGACGCGAACAAATTTCGGTGGAATGATTCGCCCCCAATAATGGCCCACGGAAAAACGTGGTCAACGTGGGCGGCTTGAACGATGCGCCCCTCATATTTGCATCGTTCGCACAATGGGGCGCGGGATAACTGCGCGGCCCTTATCTGCGCCCACGCCCTCGATTTGTAGGCCGCATTGTGCGAATGACGTTCGATGCTAATTTTCCTGCGCCCTCCGTGGTTCTCACAATACGCCGACCCCTCGACCCTTGATTCGGCGCAGCGCAGCGCATCACATTTCTGATTTTTAGGGAGAATCGGCATCTTTTTTTATCTTAGGGTTTGTCCTAGGTTTATTTTGCTCAACTTTTCATGCTAGCATTGGGGCATCCCACCAAATCGGGGGGAATTTTTAAGGGGTTAAAAATGCAAACTTTGCTCGGTTTTTGGTGTATCGAACGGCCCTCCGTCTACATCACTCGTTCGATTGTCCTATGTTACGCAGACAACGGATTCGGCGAATTAGTCGTCATTCCTCGGGACTCGTTTCCCGTCCATTCAATCAACACAATTAACCAATAAAGCGAACCCATGAAAAACCAAATCCTCGACATTATCGCAGCACTCACTATCGGCGCGGCCCTCGCAGTCTGCGCCCTCGCTTACTTCGACATTCTCACCAAATAAGGGGTTAAAAATGCCATTCATTAAAACAATCGACTCGGCCTCGGAATTGCGCGACGAATTCCGCCAATATGGGCGTTATGACCAATTCTCATACATCGCTTATGACTGGCTTTTCGACTATTTCGAGGAATTCGACTCGACCGAATTGGACGTTATCGCGATTTGCTGCGAATTCTCCGAGGACTCATTCGAGGATGTCGCCTCGAATTATTCCATCGACATCAGCGAATGCGAGGACGAGGACGAGGTTCGCGAGGTCGTTCTCGACTACTTGAACGACAACACCTCGGTCGTCGGGTCGAATGACTCATCGGTCGTCTATCTTTGCTTTTAAGGGGCCGACAATGCGAGAAATTACCGCTTTTTTATGCTCGGATGGAATGATTTTCCACGATGAGGCGAACGCAAAAATCCACGACGAGGATTTACTCGGACAAGAAATAGACGGCCTATTAAGAATCTATTGTCTCGACATTACGCGAACGCAAGAATACAAGGGCTGTCTATCAGCGATGAAAAACAGAACGGAATTGAAAAAATCAGTGACCGCGATTCTCTCAATACTTGAACACGGAGAAAACGACAATGCGAACGATTGAAAAAACAATTTATACCTTCGACGAGTTGGACGAATACGCCAAATCTCGCGCCCGAGAATGGTATCGAAGCGGCCTCGAATACCCGTGGTGGGCCGAGGTTAAATCATCCCTGCGCGAATTCTGCGACGAATTCGGGATTAAGGTTCTCGACTATTCCATCGGGGGCCGTGGTGCATTCATTCGCACCGATGCCGACAATTCAAATTTTAGGGGGCGCAAATTGTCCCAATTCGACCGCGAAGCGATGCCCACGGGTTTTTGCTTCGACTCATCTTTGCGTTATACATTTGCCGACGAATGGAAAAAAACGGGGGATGCCCTCGAATCGTTCAAATCTGCGCTCGACGCATTCGTGCGAGAAGTCGAGAACGACATCGAATATCAGTATTCGGACGAGGCCGTCGAGGAATCAATCGAGGCGAACGGGTACGAATTCGACGAGGGGGGCCACTTAGTATGAAAAACTTAGAACATCTCGAAAACATCCGCGCCCTCGAACGATGGACGATGCCCGATTCGTATTTCGGCGCGGAATGGCCCGAATATTTCGTTTTTATCGGTCAATCCCGAGATTCCGATGCGTTGACCCGTTCTAATTTTGAATGCGGCCTCCGCGCCCTCGGGGGCGAATCCGATTCCGTTCTAGTCGTTCGCGAACGTCATTGGGCGGTCGGGTGGGTCGAATGGGTGGCTATTCACGAATCGAACGTCGAGGCCATCCTCGCAGCCGATGCGATGGCCTGCGCCCTCGCAGATTATCCCGTTCTCGATGAGTCCCACTTTTCCGAATTGGAATGGGCCGAGGCCGAACAGTATTGGGAGTCACTTCGACTGTGCGAACGGGTCGAATTATGCGCCGAGGCGGGGGTTTCCATCTTCGCAGCGAGGCGGGACTACATTCCGAGCGATGACTCGGGTTTTATTTACGAACGCTGCGCGGGGGTCTAAAAATGCAAAAAACCGACATTCAAAATTTCATTCGGTCGGGTGGGTGGGCGTGGCCGGGGGGTTATCCCTGCGCCCTACTTATGAGGGATGGGGAGGTCATCGACTCACAATCGGCGCGTGAAAATTACCGATTGATTCGCAGGGAATCGGGGCGCGAATGGACTCCCGAGGCCGTTTTTGTTCATTGGGAGGGCGAGAATCTAATCTGCGCCCATTCGGGCCGAGTCATCGAATCAGCCTATGGGGGCGAAGATGAAAATTGAGATTCGATTCGAGCAAATCAACGGGGCCGACCGTCCCGTCCTATTCTTTCCCGATGAGGTCGAACGGGACAAATCAATCGGGGCATTCTCCGAGGCCGAGGGACACGTTCAATCGTCCCGAGCATATTTTCGTCGATGTCGAAAACCAGAATCACCCACCGAACGCGCCGAGGCGTGGGCTGTTCTAGAACGATATTCGAGGTTCGCCAAATCGCACGAATGAACGTCTAAAAATCTAGGGTTTCCCGTTTTCCCCTGAAAAGCGAATAGACCTAGGGGTCGATTGAGATTTGTTCTCGGTCGGCCCCTAGGTTTTTTCGTTTTCGGTTTCCGTTTTTGGCCCTTAGGGGTCGGGGATTTGCTCGCCCTTATAGGATGGGCCGACCAATTCGCAGGGATTCGACCCCGTTTTCAGGGTTTCCCGTTCTATTTCAGCGCAGGGGCGCAGGGATGGGCGAATCGGTCGGGAATCGGTGGGGAATCTGTCGGGATTGACCGAATTAAGGTTTTCGGGCCTAATTCGGGCCGATTTTGAGGGGATGAGAAAACGGCCTAGAACGGCCTCGGTGGGTTGAGGTATATCAACCTATTAAGACGGGATTATCTCGCCTCATTCGCCCGATTTGACCCGCTCCCGAGGGCGAGTCGATGGATTTTCAGAATTCGGAGAATGCCCGAATCGGTTTTCGCCTCGGTTTAACTATACATAATTAGACCCTATTTCCGACTCGGATATAGGGAATTATGGGAAAAAAGCGGTTATTTTTTGACCCCCTCCACCCGAGGTTTTTGGAAAAAAAAATGAGCGCGTGATTTTTGGCTGGAAACTTTTTTTTAAACAAGCTCAGTCGATTGACACTATTTTTTATTTTTATCAGGGCCAACTGCTTTACAAAAAGCCCTCAACATACCCACCATAAACGCCAAAACCTACACTAGGTAGGTTTCGACTATTCACAACGGTTCAGCCATTCCCGTGGCTGTCTGCAAACTTACTTGAGGAAGCGCAGCTTGTAGAGGGTTGAATTGATGAGGTTGGCAAT